GGCTTCACGCCTTCCTTCGCCTTCGCGAAGGGGCCTGTGCCGCGCACGTAGCACGCGACGTCGTACAGCGACGTCGGCGTGAGCGAAAGCGTCGACAGGTTCTTGACCAGTGCCTTGTGGCACTGGAGCGCGCCGCACTTCGCGACGCTCCACCGCTCGCTCGCATGCGAGCCGCCGGATGGCAGTTTCGCGAGCTTGAGCAGCGCGGTGAAGTCATCGCGCTCGGTAAGACCGCTCGCCTTGTCGCCACGCGCGAGCACAGACTTGAGCATGATGCTCACCCACACGCCGCCAGTGGTCGACGCATAGTCCGCGTCCGCCTTCGCGATCTTGCTGGCGTCCGCGATGATGCCCTTCACATGGGCGTTGTTACGATTGATGGTCATAGCTATCAGTCCTTGATGGCTTCCCCGTACGGGGAACGCCGGTTAATGGAGTCAGCGTTCGCCTCCTCCTACTTAGTGGGGATACAGTCCAGACCTTGCCTTGCGCCAAGCTTCCCCGTACGGGGAAGCGCAAGCATCGCGACGCGCGCGGCGCGCGCGAGCGGCCACGGCAAGCATTCTTTGGACCGGCCACGCCCCCCACCGCCACTTGGACAGGCCGCCACCCCACCGTCGCGCGCTTCTCTTCTTTAAAAATATGCGCTTCAAAATTTAGAGCTTCGTAATTTCCTGACATTTACCTACTTGACAGACCCTCCCCACTTCCCTACGTCGCATGCATGATGCATCGTGTTCCAGAGTTCGTGCCGCATCGTTCTGGTGTGTTTGCCTTGAAGAATGACCGGCGCAAGATTGTTTACGTTTCGTGGACGCAGAATTTGCAGAAGCGTTCCCACGCGATGTCGCACATGTTGCTGAGGCATGATCGGTGGTTGCAGCATCCCAAGAAAATTCAACCTTACTGGCCGATTCGGGATCTGCCGAAGCACAAGAGCTCGGAGTTCATTTTCGTCGTTGAGCGCATCGTATCGCCCATGCCGACTTTGGCCTTGCAGGAGGTGAACAAGGTGCAGAGGAGGTATCAGAGGCAGGGTTACAAGATCGTGTCGGGCAACCGGGCGACGACGGGGATGGTCAGGGTGGCGGGGAGGAAGATGCGGTTGGCCGAGGCGGTGCGCGAGTACAGCGACGACGATTATTTGACTGTGTACCGGCGGCTGGAGAGGGGTTGGACGACTGAGCAGGCGCTGGGTTTGGAGAAGCCTGATCCGCGCTGGCACACGCCCAAGCAAAAACTTAGGAAGCAGAGGGAGAAGGAGCGTTATGAGATGAGGGTCGCATGACCGATGGCCATGCTGGCAAGCGTCTTGGCATGGCGCGGGTCTATCGTGCTGCTGACCCGCATTGGAAGCAGTGCATGATCGAGTGCGCCAAGGAGGTTGCCCAGCGCAAGCCGATTTTCATCACTGACGATATTGTTGAGTTGTGTCGCGACAAGCATCCCAACGCGACGACGCACGAGAAGCGGGCGATCGGTCCGCTGATGCGCGAGGTATGTCGGTTGGGCTACTGCATCCCGACGCAGGACTGGGTGCAGTCGGCGCAGGCGCAGTGTCACCGGCGGCCGATGCTGGTGTGGTACAGCTTGATCTTTCGCGGTTGGTCTTATCCGCGCCCACGCCGCCGTAAGCTGCATGATCCTCGGCAGATTGCGATGGAAGTTTAGAAACGGAGGTTCAAATGGAAGCAGCGACGCATGACTATGGGTCGATCGGCTGGGCCGTCAGGCATCTAAGACATGGCCACAAGATGAGAAGGAGTTCTTGGCCGGAGAACATGTTCGTGATCTATGGCGCGGTCGACACCGCGTTGCCGGACGGTGTTTTAAAACTGCATAACGTCGATGGTACAACCATCGACTGGGCCGTGCCTCAAGTGGATTTACTTGCTATGGACTGGCAGCATCAGGAGCCTACCCTGCCCGGCGAGTACCATGCCGTCGAGTGAGATTCGAGACACTGACAAGCTGCGCCAACTGATCGACGACCAGATCGTTCGCGGCTTCCAGCATGTCGAATGGCTCAGTCAGTTGGCGGTGGTCTTGGAGACCGCCAACGCCAAGCGCGGCGGCGGCACGCCCTTTCAGTCGGGTGCCGTCCAGCGCATCCGCATGGCCGCCAGATACATCGAGATGCTGGAGCGGGAGACCCGCGACCTGACTCGTCAGGTAGCGGGTCTGGAGGAGGATATCAAGTTCCTAAAAGGTTCCGGCGACAACGAGGAGGGGCGGTGATTGAACGGGTTTTTCTGGCATTGCAGGAAGGGAGAATTGTCATCATGACACAGGAGCATCACGAGCAGACCTTGGCGCGCGCCGGTTTGCAGCAACAGGAGCTTCAGCAAGGCAGCCAAGGTCAAGCCCAAGCCACCGTCACCGCCCTGCCGCACTCGGTCGACGAGTTCGTCAAGGCGCAGCAGTGGTGTTTGGATAATGGAAGGATGCTGACGCTCGCCTCCGCGACTGTTTTAGAATTTACTCAACCCGTCACCTTCATTCTGCGCGGCACCAAGTTTCCGACTGGCTTGAGTGCCTACGGCGCGCTGTTCAAGTGGCGGACGGACGGCAACTGGGAGCGCACCATGCTGCGCTACACCACGACCAACCCCGATGGCCAAGCCTACGAGAACCAGTATTTTACTTTGAGAGGCTTGACGGTAAACGCTGATCAAACTGGCGGGTCGCAAGCTTCGCCGCAAAAGGTGTTATGCGTCGATGCTCTCCATGGGGCGGCGATACGCGGTGCCGATATCGCCGACGTTACCATCGAGGGCTGCGTCAATGGCATCTGGGTCGAAGGAGAGGTCTTCGAAAGCTATATCCGTCATCCCCGCCTGTCGTGGTGCCGCAATGCAGGCATCGTCGTCCGGCACGGTTACGACACCGATCTTCCACCTGCCGAGCGGGCCGTCTGCTCCAACATCTTCATCTCCCAGCCCGACATCACGCGCTGCTCTCAGAACATGGGAGCCGCAATGGGCATATTTGCCGACAGATGCTCCAGCGTCATCATCACCGATGGCAACTTCATCTCGCTCGATGGACCCGGCATCTACGGCACCAACGGGCTGAAGTCTGTCCACAACTGCGAGTTCGAGAACGTCGGCAACACCAACGGTGCCGCCATCGTCACCGACCACAACGACTTCTCAACCAGCGTCATCGCCTGCCGGGGCTCCAACACCCAAGGGGCGATGAAGGTCCTGCTGCGTCACGGGCCCGGGGCCGACGACCCCAACCTCATCTTCGCCCATTGCTGGATGTACGGCGGCGACCTGCTGGACCCATGATGACTGACGATCCGTTCTACATCGCCATTCAACCGATGATCGAACGCCACAAAAAGTGGCTCAAGGAGTGGACGAACATGACCGCGTCGGCGCAAACCCTCTACGTCTGCGACCGCTGCAACGCGAGAGAGTATGCGTCGACGCAGAATGCCGTCACTATCGTGCCCAAGGGCTGGATGTCCATGATGACCGGCGATGACAAGCAGCAGTTGTCGCCGACCGGCATCATCAGGCACCTTTGCCCCGCCTGCTGCAGCGGGTTCGCCTCTTTTATGAGTACACCACAGTGAACTGGCCGCCGGTCGGCATGGCCGACACCACGATGCCGGTGTCGCAGGTGAAGCCGACGTCGATGATCTGGCCGGGGAACATGCCGCTCGCCAGATAGCTGATGATCTGGTTGCCGCCGGTCGCCGCGCCCACAGTGGCGCAGTTGTTCAGCGTCAGGCTGCCCGTCGTGCCCGGCGTCACCACCATGACCTGCACCAAGCGCCCGGCCGATGCCTTGATCACACCCGTGGCGATCGAGTTGGCGTAGATCACCGCCGTGGCGGGCGGCACGCCCAGATAATAACTGAGATAGGGCTGCAGGGCCGGGATCGTGCGCGATCGCAGATCGTCGAGGCGGTTGCGGTCGGCCATCGCCCACAGGTCGGCGAAGATCGCATCGAGTTCGGCGCTGGAGTAGCCGATCGGTGGTGTCGGTGCTGCCATTTGATCCCCCTTGTGGTAAAAGCCCGCTGCGACCCAAGGAGGGCAATGATGACACTTCCCGCTCCGCCTGTCTCTTCGTCCGACAACCCGGCCGTCGAACTCACCGACACCCAGAAGGAAGAGGCCACCAAGTATCTCGATGAACTGAAGAAGCGGGCCGACTACGAGGCGTGGCAGTGGATGGCCAACCGCGTGCCGCCCGCCATGCAGAAGATGTTCCTCGAAGCCAATCCCGAGCCCGAGAACCCTGACGCACCGAAGCCTGTCGAAGCGCCGCCAGCCGAAGGCGCACCGGCTTAGTTGACTTAAAAGTCAATCACGTCCAGCCCGCTGCTGTTACACGGGGCCGCGCTGCCGGGCGGTAGCGCGGCGTGAGCTTGCGATGGACCACCTTGCGGGTGTTGCCTTGCGTACCGAGGCAAGCGTACTGCAGCGCGTCGGCGACGTGGCTCCAGCGGTTCTTGTCGGGCAGTGGCTTGGAGATATCGAGTTGGGTCTTGGAGTAGCGATAATGGCCCGCCATGCCTTGGACCAGATGCGGGCAGCCGCGTCGGCTGAAAATGATGGCCGGGCCGCCATTGCGTTGCTCCAAGAGGTACTTCTCGACGCCCCGGATGCGGGTGTCTATGTCATTGGTACCGGCTGGCACGCCTGCAAAGCCCTCTGCTTTGAGGATGTCGAAGGCATTGACTTCGTCGTACTGCGACTTGGCCATGCCTGCTGGGTCGCCGATGACGGCGACCGGCCGGTTCGAAAAGCGCGGGTGTTGAAGCGCCGGACGAAGACCTTGGCGTAGATGCGTGATGAGACCGATATCCTCGGCCTTCACTTCCTGTAACACCAATAGTCTACCCATGTAGTCGGGCTGGCAGATGATCGACCACGGGTCTCGGCCGAAGTCCTGTCCGACATACAGTGGCAATCCGGGGAGAGGCTCAAGCTCATCCACGCAGTGAAAGCTTGAGCGAAACGAAGATGCGAATACAGCAGTGCCAGAGGGATCAGGGCCGTACAGGGCATGTACGTAGCGCTTGACCCAGTTCTCGTTGTTGGAACGCGCCAGTCGTTCATAGTATCGCCGTCCTTGGGCCAAGCGGTCAGGATGATCGATGGGGAGCTTCAGCGTCTCGGCGGTCTGCGGCAGCCAGTTGAGGTTTTCGGCCCCTTCGTCGAGGCCGCCCGGCTGGATGAAAATCTCCCATTCGACCGGCGGCGCGATCATCGTGTCGAACCACGGCGTGCCCTCGGGCGGCATGTTGGTGTCCATGACGATGCCGTGCCACGTCGCCCCACCATCGGCGGCCATCGGATAGCGCCCACAGCGACCGGAAACATCGTCGATCAACTCCCGGTCGATCTCGATCGCCTCCGAGACGAACGCCCCGGTCAGGTTCATCGACAGGATGCGGCGGCGGTCCTCGGGTTCCTCCAAGGGCAGCAGCAGCCACTCAGACCTGACGTCGCCGAAGTTGAAGTAGATGGTGTTTTCGCTCACCTTCCAATGGGCGAGACCGCTGAACCAGTGAGAGATGTCCTTGAGCACGGTCTGTTTCAGTTGCTGCAGGGTCTGCCGCAGCAGGGCGAAGCGTGTATACCTTAACCCATCGAGCGCAGTGCTCTGCATGAGAGACCGCCTCATCAATTCGAAAATGACCCCCGTGGTCTTGCCTGAGCCCAGTGGCCCGGCGATCAGCCGGTAGAACGCGTCCGACTGCATCATGCGGCTGATGGTCGGCGAAGCGTGGTAGTTGATTTCACTCATTCTTGATCAACACGGCAGCGCCTTCGATGGTTTTGGTATCGACCGCCTTGTCGAAGCTCTGTTGCTTGTCGCCGATGTAGATGTTGAACCTCACGCGCTCGCTGGCATCGGCTTGCCCATTATCACGCTTGATCAGTCCCGAGACCGACGAGGCCCATTTCAGCGCATTGATTTTTTCCGACATCGGCTGCTTCTTGTCGTGGATGAGGTCCCACACTTCGGGGATGCTCTCCTCGATCATGGTCAGGTTCTTGGCGACGATGCGCTCTTGGATTTGCTTGGGATCGCTGCCACCCCACAGCGCTTGCTCTTCTTCCAGCCGCACGCGGAAAAAACTCGATCCGACAATGCGTTGATAGGTGTCTTCGTCGATCTTGTAGTGTTCTAGGATGCGGCCCAGAGGGATTAGATCGCGGGCGATTTCCCGCGCCAGCTTCGACGCCATGGTCTCGATGGCGTACCGGTTGTCTTCGTCACTCATGCAGTGCCTTTGGGGCGGCGGTTTTGAGCTTGGTCTATGATCGTGGCCCAGCGACAGTTTTCAGGTTCATAATCACCGTCGTTGTCAATGCGTTCAATTGTTTTGTTAAATGGACGACGACCCATATCGGCGAGGAAATTGACGAACTTGTTCCATCGCTTGCAAATGGTGATGCCGCGACCACCGTAATATTTGTAGTTTTCGTCGTCGGGGCGTAGGCAGCGCCCTCGCATGGCGCGCCAAGTTTCATACTCAGGTGTATTGTGATAGTCGATTGTATGTCCGTGTGTGAGTGATCGGAGGCGTGTTTGTTCGGCGCGATGACAGCCGCAAGAGACGTTGTTTTTGCTGCGCAAAGAGCCAGCGGCAACTAGACAGTCGTTGCCGCAATCACAGTGGCATTTCCACAGAGTTTTGTGAGCCTTCGTTTTTCCGGCCTTTTGGAGTACCGTCAAGCGTCCGAAACGTTGGCCAGCAAGGTCGAGTTTAATTCCCATGGCTGATGTCACTCCTTTTCCAGCGAACCGCCAGCCCGGTTTAGTCCGCACGGTTAGTAATTCGGAAATAATGGCAGCGGAGCGAAGACAGATCGAAGAACAACGTGCTTCGCAAGCTGACACACTTCAATTCATAGGTCTAGCGGGTTATATCCGACAACAGTGGGATATGATGTGTCGGCACAGGAATACTGTCAATGGTTGGTCCGACCGACTGCTGATGTCATTGCGCTGCATCCAAGGACAATATGAACCCCAGAAACTGGCGGAGATCAGGCGGTTCGGCGGGTCGGAAGTTTACGCGAGATTGATTGCGGCAAAGGTCAGAGGGGCGCAGTCCTTGCTGCGCGACGTTTATCTCGGGGCCGACAAGCCGTGGGGGCTGCAGGCTCCCGATGATCCGACCATCCCGGTCGAGCAGCTTCAATCGATCGAGCAGTTGGTCACCGCCGAGGTTCAGTCGGCGCAGGCCGGTGCACCCGGCATCCCCGATCCGACCGGCATGACGCCGGGCAAGCCGCCGACACCGGGCGAGATGCCGACTCCCGATAAAATCCAGCGTCGGGTCTTCCAGTTGATGGAGGCGGCGCGGCAGGCGGCCAAGAAGCATCAACATGAGCAGACGCTCATCGCCGAGGACAAGATCGAGGAGATACTGGTTCAGGGCAATTTCTACCAAGCGCTTGCCGAGTGCCTCTATGACGTTTGCAGCATGCCGTTTGCCTGCATCAAGGGGCCGATCGTCCGCATGACGAACGACATCCAGTGGCAGGGGCGGCAGGCGGTGCCGATCCGCCGGGCCCGGCTGTGGTGGGAGCGCATCAGCGCGTTTGATTTGTGGTGGACGCCCGGTGTCAGCGACCTCGACAGCGCGCAGGTGATCCATCGCCTGCGCATCACGCGCACCGATCTCAACGACCTGATCGGCCTGCCGGGCTACAACAGCGCCAATATCCGGCTGGTGCTGCAGAACTACGGCTCTGCCGGGCTCACCGAGAATTGGGACAGCACGGACGCGTCACGAGCGGTCATGGAGAATCGTGAAAATCCCGTGATGAACCTTAGCCAGATGATCACGACATTAGAATTCCATGGCAACGTGCAGGGGAGGATGTTGCTGGAGTACGGCTTCGACCAAAGCCAGATACCTGATCCGCTGCGCGACTATGCCATTCAGGCGTGGCTGATCGGTCAGTATCTCATCAAGGTTCAACTCAGCCCCAATATCCGCCGCCGCAAGCCGTTCTATATCACCAGCTTCGAGAAGGTTCCCGGCTCGCCCTTGGGAAATGGCATTCCCGATCTGATTTCTGACCTGCAGGAGGTTTGCAACGCTCTATTGCGCGCCCTGATCAACAACGCGTCGATCTCGTCGGGCCCACAGGTCACGATCAACGAGGATCGTCTCAGCGGACAGGAGTCGAGCGATGAACTCTACCCGTGGAAAAGATGGCGAACGACCAATCCTGCGGTTGCTGGTTCAACCGAAAAAGCCATCGACTTCTTCCAACCCCAGATCAACGCCCAAGAGCTACTCACGGTCTTCAACGCCTTTTACGGACTGGCTGACGACGTTAGCGCGATCCCGCGCTATCTCAGTGGCAATTCACCGGGTGGCGGCGCAGGACGTACGGCGTCGGGCCTTGCAATGCTCATG